GGCTGATGGAGTCGCTGGCCGAACGTGATAGCGAGCAGTACAACGATCTTCTACGATCGTTTGCAGCCTTCCGGGCGATGCACGGGCTCGACACCCCCGGCCGCGAGCCGGGGCCCGCCGACCCCGTCACGCCCGCCCCGAAGACCCCGGCACCCGGCGACTCGCCGGCCCGCCACGTCGACGGACTCACGGCAGCGGCACGTCGCCGCCGCCTGACCCTGATCGACATGGCGAGGAGAGCATGAGCACCAGGACCGGCGGTCAGCGGACCGCCGCAGAGATCCGATCCCGGATCGAGGAGATCCAGAACGAGCTGAAGGCGATCGACGCCGAGGCCGGCGACGGCGACCTGACCGACGAGCAGCGCGCCCAGTGGGAGGCGCTGGAGGCCGAGGTCAACGAGCTGGAGCCGCAGATGCGCGCGGCCGAGCGGCGTGAGCGGCTGGAGGCGGCGCGGGAGAAGTTCCGCAGCATCCAGGTCACCGTCAAGGACGACCCGTTCGACGGCGACGTGCGCACCATCGACGGGCAGGCGGTCTACTCGCGGGCCATGTCGGTGGTGGACGACACCCAGTCCCGGCACCTGGAGCCCGCCCAGAAGGCCCAGGTGCAGAAGCTGCTGCGGACCAAGACCGGCGACACCGACGGTGAGCTGATCGGCCGGCTGCTGCTGGCCACCGAGAACCCGCACTACCGCAGCGCGTTCCAGAAGATCGCCGCGTCCACGGCACCGGTATTCTCCCCGGAGGAGTCGCGGGCGATCGAGCAGGTCGGGCTGATCAAGCGCGCGATGAGCATCGGCGTGGACGCCTCCGGCGGTTTCGCGGTGCCCGTGTTGATCGACCCGACGATCATCCTGACCGCGCAGGGCAGCGAGAACGACATCCTTCGCCTCGCCCGGGTCGAGACGATCACCAACGACACATGGCGCGGCCTGTCCTCGGCCGGCGTGTCGTGGCAGTTCTCGGCGGAGGCCGCGGCCACCACCGACAACTCCCCGACGATCGCGCAGCCCGAGGTGCCCACCCACCGCGCCGACGGGTTCATCCCGTTCAGCATCGAGATCGGCATGGACTGGCCCGGGTTCGCCGAGCAGATGAGCATGCTGCTGGCCGAGGGCTACGACGAGCTGCTGGCCGAGAAGCTCACCACCGGCACCGGGTCCGGTCAGCCGACCGGCCTGGTCACCGCCCTGGACGCGGTCACCAACCCGGCGAACGTGGAGGTCACCACCGCCGGGGTGATCGGCGCCGTCGACATCTACGGCCTGTGGGACGCCCTCCCGCAGAAGTACCGCCGCAAGTCGTCCACGGCGTGGCTGAGCAGCACCGACGTGCAAAACACGGTTCGGCAGCTGGGCACCGTCGACCCGAACTTCACCGTGGACATCACCCAGGAGGCGATCCCGCGGCTGTTCGGGCGCGAGTACCCGATGAACGACTTCATGGCCGACACCCCGACCGGCACCGGGACCGAGGCGCTGCTGGTGGTGGGCGACTTCAGCGGCTACCTGGTCGCCCAGCGCGCCGGGATGACGGTCGAGTTCCTGCCGATGCTGTTCGACGTCACCAACAACCGGCCCACCGGCCAGCGCGGCTGGTTCGCCTGGGCGCGCGTCGGCGCCGACGTCGTCAACGACAACGCCTTCCGGCTGCTGGTCAACAAGACCTGATCGGCCTCCAGTCTCCGGGCCGCCGCGTACTCGGACTGCGCGGCGGCCCGGATCCCACTCCAGTCCGAGAGGAGATGCCATGGGATTGCTGTACAGCGCCTGCGCGGGCGCGGTGCGCTGGTCGGGCGGGCAGATCGTGCTGTCGCCGGGCCAGTCGATCGAGGACGACCACCCGTTGGTGCTGGAGCGGCCGGACCTGTTCACCAGCGAGCCGCCGCCGCCGGACATCCCCAAGCCGGGTCCGGCCCGGACTCGGCAGGCCCCCGTGGTGGAGGCCGCGACCCGCGGCCCCGGCGAGGTCCGCAAGGGCGTCACCCGCCGCCGCAAGGTGGACGCCAGTGAGTGAGGACCGCGCCACCGGTGACGGCCTGGTGCAGATGGCCTACCTGCACCCGCACACCGTCTCCCATTCCTGGCACCAGTCGGTGATGCAGATGGTCGCCTACGACATGCTGCACAACGAGCGGATCATGCGCACCGGCGGGCCGTTCATGACCTCGTGCGGCACCGGGGCGCTGGTGGAGTCCCGCAACCTGGTCATGACCCGGTGGCTGGATGACACCCCGCACGAGTGGCTGTGGTGGATCGACACCGACATGGGCTTCGCGCCGGACACGGTGGACCGGCTGCTGGCCGCCGCCGACCCGGCCGAGCGCCCGGTGGTCGGCGGCCTGTGCTTCGGCGCCCGGGAGGTGCGCCAGGACGGGATGGGCGGACGGCGCGTCATGCCCGCCCCGACCATCTACAACCCGGCTACCGACACCCGCGGGCAGGTGGGGTTCGCGACGCGCTGGCACTACCCGGACAACACGCTGGTACAGGTCGCCGGGACAGGTGCGGCGTGCCTGCTCATCCACCGGTCGGCAGCCCAGGCCGTCCGCGACAAGCACGGTGACGCCTGGTTCGATCCGGTCCGCTACCCCGACGGCCGCTGGGTGTCCGAGGATCTGTCGTTCTGCTGGCGGCTGTCGACGCTGCGCATCCCCGTGTTCGTGCACACCGGGGTGAAGACGACCCACCACAAGATGGTGTGGATCGGCGAGGAGGACTACACGCCGCCGGCGGACGCCCAGCCGATGCCCGGCATGCCCGAGGTGGCGGTGCCCGGATGACCGGCGGCCTGGTCGTCATCGTCCCATCCCGGGGCCGCCCGCACGCCGTGGCCGAGCTGCTGCAGGCGTTCGCCGACACCTGTACCGCCGGCACCCGGATCGTGTTCGCCGTGGACGGTGACGATCCGGCGCGGGACGAGTACGTCTCGGCGGTGGCCGATCGGGCGCGCATCAACACGCAGTCGTCGGGGACGATGGTGTCCGCGCTGAACAAGGCCGCCATCGACATCACGACGGCCTATCCGGACCTGGCGGCGGTCGCCTTCATGGGCGACGACCACAGGCCCCGCACCGAGGGCTGGGACGCCCGCTACCTGGAGGCGCTGCGCGCCCGGCCGGGCCTGGTGTACGGCAACGACTTGCTGCAGGGGCCGCGGCTGCCCACCCAGGTGGCGATGTCGGCCGGCGCGGTCCGCGCGCTGGGGCACATGGCCCCGCCGGTGCTGACGCACCTGTACGTCGACGACTACTGGATGGCCCTCGGGCTTGCGGCGGCCCGCATCACCTACCTGCCGGACGTGGTGGTCGAGCACCTGCATCCGGTCGCCGGGAAAGCGCCGTGGGACGAAGGGCACCGGCGGGTCAACGCTCCGGCGATGTACGAACGGGACGCCGCCGCCTACCGGGCCTACTGGGAGCAGTACGGGGCCCGGGACGTGGCCGCGCTGCGCCGGGCGGTGGCGGCGTGAGGCGTGAGCGGCTGCGGCCGGCGCACGACGAGCGGGCGCTGCGGCGGCTGTACGGCCGCCCGCACGATCACACCCGCTGGGCCGATCACCTCCTGCGGGTGGAGGTGACGCTGGCGGTGGCCCGGTGGATGGGCCGTGACGGGCTCGACTCGGCCGCGGACCTGTCGTGCGGGGACGGGCACATCCTCCGGGCGCTGGCCGCCGACCGGAAGTACTTCGGTGACCTGGCGCCCGGATACGAGATCACCGGGCCGATCGAGAAGACGATCCTCGATCTGCCGCTGGTGGATCTGCTGGTGTGCGCGGAGACGATCGAGCACCTGGACGACCCGGACGAGGTGCTGGCCGCCGCGCGGCAGCGGGCCCGGCTGATGGTGCTGTCCACGCCCATCGAGGCGTGGGAGGACCGCAACGTCGAGCACTACTGGGCGTGGGACCGGGAGGCCGTCGAGGCGATGGCCGTGGCGGCCGGCTGGACGGTCCACGTCTTCACGACAGTGGATTTCCGGCCGCAGGGGATGGCGTACTGCTTCGGGATCTGGGGGCTGCTGTGAAGACCGCTCTCGTCACCGGCTCGGCCGGGTTCGTCGGCCGCCATATGGTCGCTGAGCTGGAACGCCGCGGCTGGCAGGTGTCCGGCGTCGACATCGCCGACGGCGTGGACGCGCTGGAGGTGTTCCAGGGGGATACCTCGGTGTTCGACCTGGTGGTGCATGCTGCCGCAAGGGCGCCGCACCGGGCCGCGATCGACGGCCGCCCGGCAACGATGGCCTACAACCTGATGCTGGACGCCGCGATGTTCGACTGGGCGGTGCGCACCGGGCAGCGGCGGGTGCTGTACCCGTCCAGCTCGGCCGCCTACCCGGTCGACCTGCAGAACGACTACGCCACCGCCCGGCCACTGCACGAGGACGACATCCGCGGCGGCGCGCACAACATCGGCCGCCCGGACGCCGGGTACGGGTGGACGAAGCTCACCGGCGAGCAGATGGCCGCCGCGGCGGCGGCCGCCGGCCTGGCCGTGCACGTCGTGCGGCCGTTCTCCGGCTACGGCGAAGACCAGGGCGCCGACTGGCCGTTCGGTGCGTTCGTCGGCCGAGCCCGCCGCCGGGAGGACCCGTTCCGGGTCTGGGGCAGCGGCGAGCAGGTGCGCGACTGGATCCACATCTCCGACGTGGCGGCCGGTGCCCTGGCCGTGGTGGACGCCGACGAGCGCCGCCCGGTCAACCTGTGCACCGGGGTGGGCACATCCATGCGGGATCTGGTCGCCCTGATCTGCCAGGCCGCCGGCTACCGGCCCGACTTCGCCACCGTGCCGGACGCCCCCGCCGGTGTCGCCTACCGGGTCGGTGATCCGGCGCGGATGCTGCAGCACTACCAGCCGCGGGTGTCGCTGGCCGAGGGCGTGGCCCGCGCCATGAGGGTGGTGGCGGCGTGATCACGGTGGCGGCCGGGCAGGACGCGGCGCTGGTCTGGACAGTCGACTCGGCGCTTACCGATCCGATGGTGACGATCGTCCCGACCGCCGGCGGTGACCCCGTCGTCGGCCCCACTGGCGATGGTCTCGGCGTGGACGGCACCACCTACTCCTATGTGTGGCAGGTGCCCTCCGACACCGCGCAAGGCCCGTACACGGCCGTCCTGGACGGCACCGTGGGCGGCCAGCCGGTTGAGGACGAACTGTCCCTGTACGTGGTGTCCGAACCGATCTACGCGGGTCTGCAGACCCTCAAAGACGCCCTGAAGATCACCGACACCGACCGGGACGCCTTGCTGGTGGGGAACCTGTCCGCCGCGTCCCGGAGCATCGACCGGGCCACCGGGCGCCGCTTCTGGCTCGACCCCGAGCCGACGTCGCGGATCATCAACCAGGCCCGGCGCATCACCCGCGACGACGACGGCGAGCACCTGCTGGTGGCCGACATCGGCGACATCGACAGCCTGGTGGTCGAGATCGGCCGCGCCGGGGCGTGGGTCGACGTCACCGACAGCGTTGAGGTGGAGCCGACCGACGCCCTGGACACCCAGCAGCCGGTCACCTCCCTGCTGCGCGACCACTGGCCGGTCGGCGCCCGGCAGCGGGTACGCATCACCGCCCGCTGGGGGTGGCCGGTCGTGCCCACGGTGGTGGAGCAGGCCACGCTGCTGCAGGCGTCCCGGCTGCGTAAACGCATCGACTCTCCGGAGGGTGTGACCGGGTCGGCCGAGTGGGGCGTGATCCGGCTGTCGCGGGTGGACCCGGACGTCCAGGCGCTGATCCAGCACCTGATCCTGCCCGGGATCGGCTGAGCGAGGAGGCTCGGGGTGCAGTTCGGGGCGATCCGTGAGGCCATCGCCGAGGCCGCCAAGGCGGTGACGTTGCCGCCCGGGGTGAAGGGCAGCTTGACGTGCACCGGCTACACCCCCGACTCGGTGACCGAGCCGCACTTCTTCGTCGGCGAATTCACTGTCGAGTTCGACAAGACCTTCGGTCGCGGCGAGGACGAGGCCGAGTTCACGTGCCGGGTGCTGGTCGGCAGGGCCGACGACCGCGCCGCTCAGGAAGTGCTGGACGCGCTGCTGTCCAGCGCCGGGCCGTCCAGCCTCAAGGCCGCGATCGAAAACGCCCGGGGCGC